ACGCTTGCACTTTGCGTTAACTTCGCGTTTCCGCTCCGCACCGCATTCCGGGCAATATCTGGAACTCGGATACCCCGGGAACTCTCTCCCGCACACCGTACATGTCCGAATTCTCACAACGGATTTCTTCACCCGCTCCGCGCACTCCGGGCAAGCGGTGGAGCCAGGGTCTCCGTCGTACTCCTTACCGCAGTATTTACATATCCGCTTCATAAAATCACCTCGGTTACTTGTGTTTCAACAGCTCAATCAGCACGACGATAGGGAAGACCAGAATTAAAAATAGCTCCATGTTAGGCCTCCGGTCAAGGCAAGCGGCGCAATGTAAAGTCAGCGCCGTATGTGTTGTAAACGTGCTCGCCATCGCCAACTTCGATGGTCACGGTTCCTCCCTTTGCAACAGTATATGTAGCGACATTCTGCATTTCTACATACCCTTCCGCATTCCTGGTAATTTCATCTTTGTCGATGTAAATTATGCTGTTTTTCGCGTTTCCTATTGCTTCATACTTTCCGGCAGGGACCATATACCAGATGTATTCATAGCTGTCCAGCTGCACCTTTTTTCCATACTCCCCGAGTTCTCCATCGACAATCCGGATGGAACCTGCGCTTGTATCTGTCCGACCGGAATCTTCTTTCTCAGCCTCATAAATCAGTTTCGCCCCATCCGTTATGTCATACAGGCTTTCAACTTTCCCGTTTTTTTCATAAATCAGAATCCAATAATACTTGTCCTCTTTTGCCTTGTATGTCCAAGCCCTGTACCGGCTGCCAAGGGCCCAATCGTCCGCGCTTTCCCAACCGTTTATTTCATCAAATCCAAACGGAGAATCGGACTGCTCCATAGCATCCTTCAAGCTCCCGGCAAGGCTTTCCGGAATCTTACGCTTTTTGGCAAAACTCTTTACATCCTTCGGATATGTTTCGTCCGTCTCCTTTTTGGGATTGTACCGCATTTCTTCCTCCTGAGTTTCCTCCGCGTCCTCCTGCGTTACCTGTTTCACGGGCTTTCCCGCTTGCGAATATCCCACTGCCTTCTGGTCGCTGAATGCCCCCACTAGCACGGACACCACAAATAGGCCAGTGCACAGGAGAATCGCTGCCCCAGCTTTCTTCGCCGGTTTCTTCCGAATCAGCTTCACCAGCCACACAAGAAACACAATCGGCGTGACAAACATGAGAACACCTGCTATAACCGCGCATACACCGGATAGATTCATAAAGATCCCTCCTTCAAAATCGGCTCGTGCTGGCCCTTGACCCATTCGCCGTCCTCGCCGTATCTGTATTCGCCACGGTATGTCCGTTCGTTGTTCCAGATACTCTGTACCGTGGAGATTACAAAGGGTTTTCCACGCCGGGTATGATACCCAGCCTCATTCAGGGCTTTGACAGTTCCAAGCATCGTGTCACCAGCGAATTTATGCTTGAATATGAAACGCACAACCTCCGCTTCTGGTTCATTGATAACAAGATGCTTATCTACAACCTTGTAGCCCATAGGAGCCTGCCCTCCAGCGTAGCCACCGGCTTTTGCTTTCTGCTTTCTTCCTCCGGTCATGCGGGAGCGGATATTCTCGCGCTCAATCTGAGCGACCATTGCCATAAAGTTCTCCAAAATCATGGCAGTCAGCTTGTCCTGCGCTGACCAATCCTCTTTGACGCTGAGAATTTCCAGCCCCAGTTCGTTCAGCCGCATCTTAAATCCGTAGTACAGGGAAATGTCACGGGAAAGCCGGTCCGCTCTGGCCACCACAACGTAATCCGTCGGAGGGTTTGTCACTTCTCCACTCAAAATCTTGTCGAGAGCCGGACGGCGTACTTTGGCACCGCTGACAGCTTCGTCGATATACCAGTTTACGACTTCTATGTCGTGCGCCTCACAGTATTCTTTAATGTCAGACCGTTGCGCTTCAATGCCATAAGCATCTTCGCCAGTTTGCCCTTTTGTGGACACTCTCAGGTAAGCAACAGCACGTTTCATACTTATCACCTCGCCAATAATATATCACAATTACGTCTATATGTCAATATGTAAATGTAAATAATCCTTTTTATTTTTCCGGGATTTTTTGAAAAGTAGGTGATGGGAGGCGTTTTTATTTCTGCGGATACTTACGGCACTAACCCCGCCGGAACGCCCATGCCTATATCCCCCGCCCCCGGTCCTACCAACATGGCGCACGGCTGGATGCCTGGGAGGGCCGCCGCCGGAAACGTGGGACGACCCGGAATGGGTAAAATAAAAATAATTACGTCTAATTAAAAATAAACTATTGACAATTACGTCTAATCGTTATATAATGTCAACGTAAACAAAAGCCAAACAAAAAGCCCCGGCACGGTGATCCAAACCGTACCAGGGCAGCCCTAGAAAGCCAAACAAACAATCAGAGGCCTAATTATTATACAAGGCCTCCCACGAAAAATCAAGGAGGAAATACCATGGAACAGAAAGTAAAACAGATCGTGAAGAAATGGGGCGGCTACAGGGAACTGGACATAATGAGCAAGCCGCACACCCTGACCAAGGGAACGTGGAACAGCGAGCACAAGGTTGTCTATGTAACGGAAAAAGCAGTCCAGGAAGACGGATATAGCAATGGATTTGCTGTTGACCTCGTCACCGGCTCTATTTGCGGATAATGCAAGGGGGATTTGAAAATGGAAAAATATGTTGATATTCTGGCCGCTATCGCCGCCGCCCGTGCCGCTATGGTAGACACCGACAAGGCCGAAATGCAGGTTGCCCGGAACGTGTTAAAAATCACTTACAAGTCCGGCACGGATGCCGAACTAGCCGCAGCAGAGGCCGCCTATAAGGCCGCCGAAGAAGAATATGCTGCTGGGTGTAAGCACAATGAGGACTTAAAAATAGCCATTGAAATCCTTAAAGATAACGCAGCCAACGCCTTTTTTGCGGAATCCATCGGCACTATTTGCACCATCTGGAATAAATACGCCGGGAAGCCGCACGGCGAAAAGACCGCTGAAAAAATCCGGAAGGAACTTTTCGATGCCCTGGGTGTTAGGGTGTATATCACAAACAAGTATGATGATGCTTGTATAACTTGCTATGATTTGGGCCGAAATGCCCCGTTTCGGCAGCTGGAATTTTACGCAAGCCGCAAAGCTGGCGAAAACGTCCCGGCCCTTGTTGGCAACAAAGTGCAGGCATTAAACCCCGATTGTTTCCGGCTGTATTGCTGTGGCGGCTACGTCGACGACGTGCCCGCCCAGGTAGAAGCGATCAGGGCGGCCCACGAAAAGGCCAGAGAAGCAGAATCGGCTTTTTCCGCTGCCGTATCCGCTTATAACAACCTAACCCGTGGGAATATCGTCAGAGCGTCCACCCGGGAAGGCGTTAAAAGCTGGCTTATTTGATGGGGGTGCAACCAATGGACATCAACGCAACAATGGCCGAACTGGCCCAATATATCCGGATGCAGGAGGAGGCCTCCGCAATGGTGGAGGCCCTGAAAGACCAGCTAAAAACCTATATGCAGGCCGCCGGGGTTGATACCCTGGCGGGTGCCGAACACAAGGCCGCATATAAGGCCGTAACGTCTAACCGCATCGACACGGCGGCCCTAAAGCGGGACTTGCCGGAGGTTGCCCAGCAGTACACACGGGCCTAGGGGGGAAAACAATGAAATATAGTGACATTATCCGGCAAATAGATTATATTTTCGATTATTTTAGGCTTCACAACAAAAACCTAACAAAAACGCAAATCCAGAAATTGCAGGAATTGCAGGATTTAATCCACGAATTGCGCAAACAATAGGGGGTAAAAATACAGTGATACTAGCTATTATCCTATTTCCATTTTTCGTTCTGGCCGAAATCCTCAAAAACTGTAAATAATTCTTTTATAG